CTTAGGAATTGAGTATTGTTAAGTCCACCCAAATATGAAGAATTGTTAGATGTTAGTGTCGCAATATAAGAAGTGTTGACACTCAAGCTTCTGCTTGAATCTATCGTTCCACCACCAGATAAACCAGCACCTGCAGTAATGGAAACCGTGCTATGATCGATGTGTTTATTGGCGGTATAGTTGGATAATAAATCATGATCAATCTTAGTCTGATCTATGAATACACCTAATGTATTTGCTACTACTTGAGTATTTCCTGCAGAAACAGCAACGGTTCTGGTGGCAGCTATAGTTCCACCACCAGATAAACCAGCACCTGCAGTAATGGAAACCGTGCTATGATCGATGTGTTTATTAGCGGTATAGTTGGATAATGAGTTATGATCGATCTTAGTCTGATCTATGAATACGCCAGTAGTATTTGATACTAGCTGAGTGTTTCCTGCCAATACATTAATTCCAGAAGCAGTAACACTAATGCCGTTTGCCGCTGTTAGTCCGATAGTCCCTGTAGATGTTATAGGTCCACCGGAAACACCATTGGCAGTATATATAGCAGTTACGCCAGATGCTGCGGTTGCTGCCCAATATGTTGCAGTCCCATTACTGCACAGTACAAATCCCGCTGTTCCTAAAGATCCGTTGGCTGATAAACCAGAGCTTCCTAATGAAACGGTGTTGGCCTTTAAAGATATATCATAATTGCTTGACGAAAGCTTTACCCCAAATCCTTCTACTCTGGAGGTGTATGTACCAATTACCAAATTTCCAGAATTTGCAGATGTTCCGGAAGCAATGATTACCGAATCATTAGCGCTAATCAGCGGATTCCAATAAGTATTTGCATTTGGAATAGTCAACACCTGATAAACACCAGATGAAGCCACAAAAGCTTGATTATTGGCGGCGACTACTGCAGTAATTGAATTACTAGAGATATCATTTGCAGTCAGAGATGCATTAATGTTTACGTTAGCAGTTGTTGTCGTTATTCCGGATATATTTGTGTTTGCTAAGTAAGCAATATATTGATATGTGGTATTGCCTACTTTCTTGCCAGAGCTAGACGGAACTATGTCGGTATCGTATACAGTAGTTCCGGTAATGATTTGATTTCCCTGAACATATAGATTTGCTCCTACATATAGCAAATCTCCTTGAACAGACAGATTGGCCTGAACAGTCACTTGCTGTTCGAAAATGCTGTTTCCCGACGATATTAAACCATTTTCTGCTACGAATCTTGAGCCAGCCATTTCTGTCCTTACTTAATTAGATTAGCGACTACCTTGACGGCAGTATTTGATAAAGTTTGTGTCAATAATATCTCGACATTGGCAGTATTGATTTGCGATGTTAATGTTCCCAATGGAGATTCATTATTAGCATCATACGGGGCGGCGACAGTCCCATACACAGTAGAATATGAAGTCGTTCCATCATGGATCACATTCATTTCAGATATTTGATTGACTCCAGTATTGTTAGCAAACACAACAATCTTTCCGCTTCTATAGGTTGCTTTTGGAAAGCTGTATATTACTCTAGTCGCAGCATTCGAACCGATGTTGGTGTTACTAGAAACCTCCACAACATAGTCTGTCATAATGGTGGTTTTTCCGGAAACATCTAATTCACCAGTTATTGTCGTGTTACCTCCTAAACTGGCAGTTCCTGTGGTTCCAAGTGTTCCCGCAACAGAAACATTGCCGACTGCCATAGTATTGGTAACATTAACAGACCCAACGATGTTGGCTGTTCCACCGATTCTGATATTCCCTGCTACGTTTGCACTAGACGAAACATTAACAAATCCAGTTATTGTCGTGTTTCCAAGTGCTGCAGTATTGGTTACAGAGAGGGCACCGACTGCTGACATGTTTCCACCAGTCGACACATTTCCTGTGAATGATCCGGTAGACGAAACATTAACAAATCCAGTTATTGTCGTGTTTCCAAGTGCTGCAGTATTGGTTACAGAGAGGGCACCGACTATAGAAGTGTCACTACTTACTGAAAATGTTCCAATTACGCTACTATTGGCAGCTAGTGTTACTTTCGAACCACCCAAATAGGTGTTAGCATATGTGCTGTTTGCTGTGAAAGAAGCAAATGAAATTGTGCTATTGGCTTTAAATGATTGGCTATAGGACGTTACTGCCAAGTTAGATGTTGAAATTAAATTGGTTCCAGAAATAGTAACGTTCGCCCCAGTCATGTTAATATCTGCAGTATAGTATTGGTTGTTACTATATGTAGAATTGGCGCTTGAAGTGAATGTTCCGCCGGTAATGATAGTATTTGAAGTGATATTCAAATTACCACTTGATGATACATTACCTCCTCTAAGCACATTAGTCGCCGAAACAGTGTTTGCGGAAAAAGTGCCATAGAGTTGAGTATTTCTTGGTGTAGCGGTGTTTCCCGTATTGGCATAGGTTGCATTCGCTGTGATTATTTCAGTAGAAAGTGAATTCAGTAGAATGTTAGTTCTACTGATAAGAGACCCCAATGTATCAATTGTAACATCTATATTGGCTACGGGATTCACTTAGATACTTCCTTTTCTTTTACTAATTCTTGAACGACTTGCAGTAAGTCTTGGTATTTTTTCTCGATGCTCATCAAATCTTCTTGTCTTTTCTTTTCTTTCTTGTCATTTTCTCTAAGTGCTAGAAGATATTTGTAATATGAATCATCGTTATTTATTAATGACTGGAAACTCTTTTCTCTTATGAACATCAAGCAGACACTCCTATTGCCTGATAGTAATCAATTCTAGGAACATTGTAAGTTGAGTTAGAAGTCATGACAATCTTAAATTGCGCAGAATCAAAAGTATCAAATTCAACTAATGACGAGTTATAATATCTAGCTACGTTGTCATTAGTGATGTTGTTAAACGCCGCATTGTAATACTTGACTCTATCAATATTGAACCCAGATCCAACCACTGAGTTATTCGATATTGCTTCTCCTAATACTATCGCCGTAGTATTAACACTAGTAGCAACTGCGATAATATAATCTTCTTCTATCAAAGGATTGTATAGCTTTATCACATCGTTATTTGCTAAGTAAGAACTAGGAGCAACACCCTGTGCAACTACTACGTTGTTTGATAATTGTGTAGTGAATGTGCCTGGTAATGCGTTGGCAGACGGCGAATACTGGGGCAATCCTAAAGTATATTCTACGAAATCGTTCCTGTCTGTTGAAGACGAATATTTACCATCATTTTCAATGTAGTCTAACAACGTCCATGACTTGTCATCAAACGCATCAGAGTCTGCAGAATTATGCACTCGCGCATAAACTTGAACATTAGTTCCTATTGGTCTATATGCGGTCATGTAGAAGCGAATGTCTTCTGCAAACTTGTTATTAGCAAAGGTCATTTTTGTCGAAATATGCCGAGATTTAGCAGTTCCGTTACCATCTACCTCTGTGTCTTTATAGACTCCGTTAGCATCAACAACATGAGTATTTGCATTGATGCTGTATCTTGCGACATACATATCCAATGTTGAATTTGCTACTATCGGAGAATAATACGATGAATTTGCCGAAGTGTTTAATGCCATACTCAAGGCTATTCTAACAGATTTGTTAGTAAACACGTTTGCTCCGGATGCACCGGTCAAAGTATACAGCGAGCCATGAACCACTTCTTGAGAACGAGACAATATTCTTGCATCGAGATTAGTTACTGAATGGAAAGTGTTGCTATTAAGGGGCAGAGAAAATGAATTTGTATTGCTGTAAGAATATGTATTACCGTTAGCGCCCGTCAACGCCACACTCATATTCATTCTTGCTGCTGCTGGGATAGTAGCATCGCCTTTAATTTTTAAAATGTCCATGTTGAAATCATTTACCGATTCAATGATTGCAGTAGCACCCGAATCTGTTCCTTTGATGGAATCTCCAGCATCGAAATAATTTGTAGTATTGGCAGTCGATGAGTTTAGGAATAGTTCGTTTGAGCTTACCCCATAGTAGTAAGCCTTGCCTGTGGGGGTGATCATGTATTTGGAATTTGTATTAGTAAACGGAGCAGGCGCCGCTAATGTCATATGGGTTGCGTTGGTAATCAGATTGACGATGGCGACTTGTTCTATTGTCGAATTTCCGCGCAAAATTATCTTCTCGCCTGATGCTAAAGTAGAGAAGTTAGTTCCGTCTCCTATTACCTCATTGTTGCCTTTGGCAATAGAAATGTTTCCCGTAGCATTTGCAGTTGCTTTGTATATCCATTCTCCGCCCTTAAAAACACCGCTAACGGCATTGATTGTAAAGAATTCGTAATCTTCGTTTGTGAGAATGTGAGTTGCCGTATTCCCTACATATTTTGCTACATTGATGGTAAACTTCAAATCTGAGCCATTGATAGGGGTGAAGATATTGGTATTATTGTATTTGAATAATTTGCCATCTTTGATTAGATTTGATCCAGACGATATTACGTTAGTTCCTACTAAAGTTTCTCCTTGGTTATCAAACCATAACTCATATGCGTTATCTTCGAAGATTATCATTAGTCCGTAGAGCTTATTTGTCTGTAACGAAACTGCAGACCCAAACCCAAAACTGGTTTCAGACGATGCGTCGGCAAACGCAAAGATATCGTCGAAGGATTTTCTTATAATGGATTCCGTATAGACTTTGCTTAAAATAGGCTTATTGTTTTCTACTTCACAGACGGCAATAGTCACACCAGGAGAAGGCTTTCCTGAATCATTGTAGAGGATGTCAGGTTTGTTCTTAAAATATAGATTGACCGAAGTAAGTTGAATTTCATTTGCGCCAGATACCTTCTCGGGATCTGCAAAAAAAGTCTGGATGAAATTGAAATTACTTATTGTAGTATATGACATCTATTGTCCTTATTAATTTAGCAAAATATACTTGCTAGGAGTCAACCAGCTTCTGGATGCCGAAGTACCATCTGTGCTTATCACGTTCAATGTCAACTTGCTCGCTGATTTTAGCAAATCGGCTGCTTGTCTCTGAACATCTGTTACTGTATTTAAGTCGGTTCCATAAAGCATCGCAAATTTAGCAATACCATTAGCATCTGTTCTGATGGAATCTCCTAACAATCCATCTTCAGGTTTACAGATATTACTTACGTCTACATCATTGAGATATACGATATGATTACTCAATGGCTTCAGTCCGGTAACTTCAAAATGAAGATCTTGTTCAGCAATGATGCTTGTTGTTCCGTTGCTATTTAGATATGGGGTTGTCGAACCGATAGGGAAAGCAGACGTATATGAAGGGACCATTCTGTTCAGGAGCTTAGTATTGCCCATGTATAAAGTTTGCGTAGGAGTTGTAATTGTCGCACCTTTAATGAACGGTTTAGCAGTAGGATAGTCGCCAGCATCAGTTGGGAATAACATTAGATATTCATATTGAACTCCTTCATTGGGTGTCAATGTACTAATCAATGATCCTTTGTATACTCTAATTCTAACGTATTTGCCGTTAGCAGGATTATAAGTGAAACTCAGCTTGAATGATTTAGTAACAAATCCACCATATGGAGATCCACCATACTTTGTCAATGATCCAACGTCTACTCCAAGTAAACCACCAGAAAGCCCCCAAAGAGCATTCTCTTGTGCATCTGCCGTAACAATAGGAACTGCTGTCGAAGAAGACTGAGTTACTGAATATGTTCCGTTATCGGTTGTGCTCTGTGCAACTTCTAATGCTGCAGAACATCCAGGACAACTCATGAATATTTTTACTGGCCCAGCTGTCTTGCTGAAAGTGTAATAAAACTCTTCATATACAGATCCATCATCAGATGTCGCAAAGGTCTTATATCCTTGCTTCGCTTTGATTATAGATTGTGAGGCCGCAGTATTGCTACTTGCCGTATTGCTCGTTGTGGCGTTAGGTTGATGCACATATCTAATTTCATTATAAGGTAATGTAGTCACTCCCGTATTTCCTGAAGAACCGATCACGATTTCTTCTGCCTTGGGGGATAGATACCCATCTATAACTGATGCACTATAACCAGGATTCAATCGATCTGAGTATTTGTAATCGTCGAAGCTATCTACGAAGAACCCAAACTTATATCTGTCGATATTGGCATTCGCCGAACTTGGAATCACTTTCTTTGCAGTCATTGATTCTTGAAGTGTATATGAGGTATAATATTCTAATGCCTCAATTCTTTTTTCTAGTGATCCGATGTCTTCCATCGTATATCCTCTCGGTTGAGTAAGATAACGATTATTAGCATCTATAGTAGTGGTTATTTTGTAAGTAGATAATCTTTTGTTAAGGTATTTTTCATTTGCTACTTTTGTATCAATGAAGTTAATGGTGTTTGAAGATAGATGCAACGGAACGGATGGGTAAGCCGGAATATTGAGTAAATTGATGGTTAACGCGTCTGAAGGTTTTTGTGGAACAACATTTGATCCAGGTGTTCCTTCTATTACGTTGATTCTTCCTTGCGCATCGACGGTTACTCTATCTATACGTCCTCGGTAATACTCCACATTACATGTCATAGTTGAATCGGGAGCAGGAAATTTCTTATCTGCTGTATTGAATCTATTGCTGTTAGATGGTTCAGTTGGGTTGATTGGAGCCAGTGCCGCATTTGCGTTAGCGGCAACCGTGTTTGCCGACTGTGGCCTAAAATCAAATTGATCTCTTAGATCGAAGTATGTCCCTTTGTTGCCGAACACCTCGGGAATTTCTAGAGTATTGATTGTGCTTGTCGACGAGCTTAAAGAAACCGTATCATCGATTGCATATGAACCAGACTGGCCTGGTCCTTTTAGGCCAGTTCCTGAGTCAGCAAAGTAATCCAATTTGATTAAGATAGAATTCGTATTAGCAAGCGATCTCGAACTCTTTGGATTTTTGTATAGGTATGATATACCATAATAGTCTTCATTTTGGTTATGGTCAATGTAGAAATCATTGGTTACGTCAATGATTCCGGTGTCTGAAGAAAGGAACGTATTGTTACTTCCTAAGTAAGCACCTTTAAGTCTAAATACATCTGTAATACCTAATGCCCAAGGACCAATCGTATTAGCAGCATTGTTAGACAAATCTAATCTGATATATTCATTTCTATGAACGTTTTTGTTGATCGGCGTTGTATTTGATGATTTTACATTATATGCTACTGCTACTGTAGTAGCAACATTAACAGATGCGCCTAATGATACATAGAAAGTATTTGCATTTGAATCGACGTTTGCTGTTCTAGTGCTGCTAGCGATGGAGATCGGAATGTTCTGTGGGAAGTAAACTACCGCATTGCCTGTGATAGGAGATGCAGGGATAGTATTAAGCATCAATACCGTATTGTTGACAACAGACGCAACCTGAGAAACAATACTTGCTGTGCTGTTTGCGATTTTTACGAAATCGCCCGCAAGCAACGAAGAAGTAAATGTCGTAGATGTACCATTGACCTGCAATGATGTTGCGTTACAGCTAACACCGCCCGCAATATTTGCACTAAACTCGACGTTTGCTAATGGAACAATGAGCAAGTCTTCTTCTTGTCCGCTCGATAATGTTCCTGTATAAGGGAAGGTTTCTCCTCCAGTTACTGCCCAACTGATAGTACCATTGGCAGCAAGAGTGAAGTTGTTCGCCATTGTTCTATATGTGTATGATATATTATTGGCATTCTTGATTGCTGGGTTGCCGGCATAATTTAGTAACCCAGAATTGTTGTTATCGTATATTAGTGCCAATCCATTATCTAACACAATGTCGGCAACACCTTTATTTGTTCCATCATAGTAAACAGAACGCACCGAAGAAAAATTCTTTCCTGTTACCATTCTAACATCGAAGATATAGAGCTTATAGACTGCCGATGATGTGCCTGGAACACCACTATCCAATATCATAGATCTCATTCTAGCAGTACCAAGAAGAGTTCCCAATCCTGATGTACTAATTGTCCCTGTTCCACCACCAGTAATAAAATCTTTAGCGGTTGAATATAGGCTTATCATATCACCGGTCTTGAACATGAATAGACCAGCTAATTCAGATACTTTGATGAAATTACCATAATTCAAAGATATAGTGGCGTTGTTCACTACTACCGTATCTATTCCTTTGTTCACGCCTGTTTCATAAGCATATTCTGTTTCGACACGATGTCCTTGAATATATGCTTTACCTGGATCAACGTAAATATCAAATTTAGTTGATTCATTTAGTAAAGTGTTTGGAGATTTGGTATTAAGAACGAACTGATCTAGAACGTAATTGCCCGATTCCTCATATGTTCTTCTTGCCATTTCATTACCAATGACGTTATAAACGGTCTGCCTATTCTGTTTGTATGCCTTGCCTTCGGCAAATTCAACAATAGGAAAGAAGGTAGAATTGGCATCCGCCTCAGCCTTGGCCTTAACCACTAAAGTAGGAGCGAGCGATAATCTATTTGCACCAGGAGCGGCATAGTTTGGCGACCCCGTAGCATTATCCAACAATGATGTATCTTGATTGGAAGTCACCACGGATTCTTCTGTGTAAAATCCTACAGATAATTGATCTGGCGTGTTTGCATATTTGCTTGCCACTACCAAATTATTCGACACTCTTGAGAAATATCCTTTTTGGTAGATGATACCTTCATTCACAGATACGGCGTAACCTACCCCTATTGGAGTCATCAATGAATTTGCAACTTGAACACTAGACAAATAGGTCTTTGGGATAAGGTTAGCTGCCGTAATTTGTCCTGTTGTAGCACCCGCTGATGAAATTTTAACTACCGGAGATACATAATATCCATCGCCTTTATTAGTGATTGCAATGGTAGTCAATTCACCTAAGGCCCCAGTAACCAAGGTTGCGGTTGCTCCTGATCCTACTATTCCAACTACATTAGCGACGGAGCTAGGGGAAGCATTTAGGCTTTGAATATTTGTATTTGTGGTTAGTGTCCACGCAGTAGAATTTCCCGACTTTAGGTCTGCTGCTTTAGGAGAGATTCTAAGGATGACAGATGATGAATTGCTGGTCGTATCCACACTGACGATTTGGACGTTTGCGGTCCCATCTGTTATGTAATCTCCGACATAATACCCGTTTGCAAAGTATGTTCCGCCGGTTGAGTTTTGAATAGCGATGGCAGAAGTAACTACTACCGTATCCACGTTATTGAATCCAGATGAAGAACTTGATATCTCTATACTTTCAATAATGCTCCGTGGATTGTATATCGTCAACGTATCATTAGCAGAAAAGGTAGTCTGTTCTGTTTCTACTCCGGCAACATTCGAATAACCAGAATTGAGATAACGCACATACAAGGTATTGAGATCTGGAGATTGTGATTCATAGCCTATGTCTGTGGTTATAACCGATGCAATCAAAGGAGATACGTTTGCTTGATTTTTTACGTAATAGCCATCATATGAATTTACGTTGACAGGAGTTCCATCTGTCTCAACATCTTTGATTTTGACATAAGGAAAACTTGAATGCGTCGTAATATCACATCCATCAATGATCGTGCCTGTTCTAAAGATGTTATCGCCGAATCGCTCTATTTGCTTCTGTAAGATGGTCTGTAATTGATTGAGCTCTCTTGCTTGAACAGAAACACCTGGACGGAAAAGGATCTTATAGAAATCCTTTTCTTCGTCAAAATCGTCGAAATATGGACTTACCGAAAAGTCACTTTGTAGTGGCATTTAATATGCGCTCCAGTTAGTAAGAAATGAATAGCTTAATAATTTCTGCTTTATTGTTCGCCCTGGCTATAGGGTTTAGATTCTCAAGATAAAGTATATCACCAGAATCTAAGACTAAATCTCCATTGTATTTATTGTGGATTGTAAATTGCGCACCAGAATTAGAACCTTTCATTATACCATCACTTAAGTTCACATCAAGAAAGTTATTTTTGGTGTTAGTTAGATAAACCTCATCATATGGTCCGGAATTAGCATCGACAGACGAATGGAAATATGCGGTAGCCTTTTCGTGTTCATTGGCTGTTGAATCTTGGTATACTTCTTCATCTTCAATAAAAGATGGTCCGGCACTCAAAACCCCGACATACTTGGTTAACTGATTGTAAGCCGAATAATTATTGGCGGCCCTTCCGTTTATCAGATATCTCGTTGCTAATGGCTCGGTTAAGTCTATGTCTATCGTAGCTCCGGATGTGGATCCCACCAAATGCGATGAATATTCTAAGTCCATGCTAACGGCATTGGTTAGATTAATTAGTCCGGATGTTTGCTCAACTAATTCACCAATCTTTGAGAAATCTTTGACATACGTAATGGTGCAATTAGCTTCATTTAGAATAGAGTTGGACGATAGTATCAAAGTTGAGCTGTTGCTTACTTCTAATACCGAAACCAGACTATTGTGAGTTCCATTACTAAATATTATCATATCATTATTTGATATTGCTGCAGTAAAATCTATATTGCTACCTGTTACCGTAGTATTCGCAAATAATTCTGCTTTTCCATTCAATAACAAAGGTTTGTATTGGTAGATACTTTCACCGACAGTAAAAGATCCAATACCAGTTGATTCATCTGTTACGATATTTACGTTGGCGAAAAGAGGATCTTTTAATAGTCCTATTGTTCTATAGTCATTTTCTATTGTAAAAGGACTTTCGTTTTCGACAAATTTCACCGATATGCCGATATTCTTTGCACCTAATTCTTTGAATACATCAGCACCGTGTCCGCCTGGAGGCGGCATAATGGGTCTTAGTGAAGCGTTAGCTGTTACTGGAACAGAGGAATCTACTTCTATGAATGCTGTTGCCGATCTATAATTGGCTCCTCGTTGAACGATATCTACGTAAGATACTACGTTCCCAGTAGGATTGATTATTGCTCTAGCAATGCAGTTCGATGTTTTTTGATTGCTGGTGTCAAATACATATACATTCGGATATATTTCAAATGTGTCTGTGACAGAAACATCATTATCAAAAGGACTTTCTAAAACTGCTATTCTTCGTCCAGAAGAAATGTAATAATCTGTAATTAGTCTATATTCGTTTTTTGCCGACCCTGAGGTCAATAGTAACAAACAACCATTATAGAAATCTGCGGTGGGTTGAGAATTGGCACCTAGATCATAAAGATGCGGATCGCCTCCTACTTTGATTTGTTCTGTTGATTCAAAGGATGAGATGAGGTAATTATCATACCCACCACCAGAATCATCTATTGCAATTACATCAATAGCTCCAGATATCGCAGTCGCTGTTATCGTTGTGTTTTCAATGATGGGAATAAAATCGTTGGTTGAGAATTTACTAACGATATAATCATTTGCTGTGCACATATACTTCCAAAGATAACCATCTTCTGGAGTTAAGAATGGGAGTTCATCAGATCCCGAAGGCTCTGTCAAAGAGGGAGAATCGCCATTATTGTAAAGACATTTATAGATGTTCGAATATGAGCCTACATTAACACAAGCATAGAAATTGCTAGAATGCAAATTAGCATTGGTATCATCATACATTTCAAATACGGTATTGCTGTTCCAATCATATCTTGATGCCATCATAGCAACATCGGTAGATTGGACCTTCTTGCCAAAGATCATGTCATCATATATTTGAGATACTCCGCCTTTTACGGTCTCGACTGGATCGGGAATGTTTTGATCTGATCCATTCAAATAAGGGGTGTGTTTGGCTGCGAATACATAGAAAGAAGAATTGTTGGCGTTGATTTCATTGATCAAATCTTGACCGGTTTCCACACCGAAAGAAGTGGTTATTTTTTTGCTCGTCATTCCTGTTTCCGTAGTGAAGCTTCAATATATTTGTATTTATGTCTTGACATCTCCTCCAAAATCAATTAAAAGAATGATATTAGGAGCAAAGAAGGAGATTGAAGATGATCGAATCTTATATGAAAGTCAACAAATATGGTGATCGTATTTGGCGCAATCAAGATGGCCTGTTCCACCGTGAAGATGGTCCGGCGATTGAATATGCCGATGGAGCGAAGTATTGGTATTTGAATGGTCAACGATTGACCGAAGAAGAATTCAATCGCCGGACATTAAAAGTTAAAGAGATGACGGTCGCGGAAATCAGCGAACTGCTTGGATATGAAGTGAAAGTAGTGAAATGACCTTTTTGATATTTTGGATAGTAGGCATTATACTCATATTGATTTCAATGGGGTATGCAGAAGAAGAAGTCAAAGATTTAGACACACTACTAATGATAATTATATGGCCAGTCATACTAATGCTGATTCTCGCCGGAGGCATTTCAGTCTTAATTTTCAATTTCATAGAGAAAGGACTATTTCTTTTGGTGTCGTTGCCGATGAAATTAGGCGGTTTCATTAAAAACAAAATGAAAGGTAATTAATAAATGATTGATGTTTTGTTTAGAATATTCATTGGCGCTTGCATGTTGGCTGCATTGGTGGGAGCAATATTAGGGTTTACCTATCTGGTTACAATATCAATAGACAACATATTTCTTATTATATTAGGAATATTCTTTTTGGTTTGCTGTTACACCGTAGGCGATATCATAATGGATCAGTAAAATGTTACATACATTTTTGCTTTTAGTCTTTTTGCATTATCTTGGAGATTATCCGCTACAAGGAGAGTTCCTAGCGAAGGCCAAGAACAGAACGATTCCTATTCCTGGAGTCCCTTGGTATCAAGCCTTAGGAGCACATGCAATCATCCATGGTGGATTAGTATTGATTGCAACCGGCAGCGCATTGTTGTTTGTATTAGAAACAGCGATTCACGCCATTACAGACGATTTGAAGTGTCGAGGAAAATTGACCTTCAATCAAGATCAGGCTATACATATTATATGTAAGCTAATTTACACCATCATTCTAAGTGTAATTTAATTTGAAAGGAAATATATGACTTTGTTATCATTTACAATCATTTCGCTTTGCATTGCAGTTTGCGTGATAATTTGGGTGACTTCAGATAAAACAGATTAAAGTTCGCTATCTGCTAACCTTTTAGGATAGTATGATAAAGATTTAATTCTACCATTCAAGTAGGATCCAGAAATAGAAGATCCTATTCTCAATCTATCGACGCTTGGGATAATTGCAGAGGTATCGTGTGCTATGCTTCCAGTATCTATTCTAGAAGCAATGTCATTCTCTGAATAAGCAGTCTTTAGAGTTGTCGTTGTGTTGTTAGCGATAGTTCCCGCATCAATAGCCCATTCTAGAACACCATCAACGTAACCATACGATTGAGCAGAATTGTTTAAATCTACTCCTATTCTGTTATTTGCAGTATTATCATTCAGCTCAAATGCTGTGCCTCCAGATTGTCCTATTTTAGTATCTGCTGAGATTATGAATGTCCCTTTATCTGCTGTCTTCCAAGTAGCAATTGAAGGCATGGTCATGTTATCTGCTGCTCTTGTTGTCGTGGATGTGGTAGTTCTGATATACGAAGTTCCATATCCCGATTCTAATTGAGCACCCCAAAGATAGAACCCATCTACTCCGTTTCCGGCAACAGCGGTAGAACCAGAAACATCACAAAAATAAATTCTTGGAACCAAGGCTGTTCCTGAGGTAAAGGTAAAGGTTATCTCATATCTGCTCCATCCTCCATTTGATTCTCGAACTCGCGTCGAATTAACGCTAACACCTGTGCCGACCGTAGATGATGATATCACGGTTTTTGTTGTTAGATCTACCAATAAAGAAGCAGTTCCAGTGAATGGGGAATTTTCTACTTGTAATTTGGCATAATTCATGCCGTCTGGCTTTAAATGTACAGACCAAGAATAAGTGCCAAATGCCGCAGAGATGAAATTGCCTATGTAGGCAGTAGATGTGGTGTTATTTTTGATGATCTTGTCACCCGTCAACGTATTATCAGGAGCGGTATTAGCATTAGCACTTACTGTAGCATTAAGTTTGGCCCAAGCGGCATTGTCAAATTCTTCTGATCGAATGACTAAATTAGTCTTTTGCTCTTCAAAAAGTATTCCTTTATAGTCTAACGATGATGGACTATGATCGTGTCTTGGCTCATTTGTATTAGCAAATTGCATTATGCCACTGGCATTATAGTAAGATCCACTACTACTTCTCGTGAAGGTCAAATTGCTATCTAATGCAGTATTGGGTGAGAAAACCAAATTCAAGGTTTTCAATACGTTGGGGATTTTGTCTTTCGGTCCAAGTATTACTGAAATATCAGCGTTGCTGCTATATGTAACACTATACGAATTGTTTGAGCCCCCATCTAAAATTGGGATAGATGATATTGCTAAATGATGCCCGTTTTCTGTCAAGCCTTGGGTTAAAACTTTTTCTGCACCTGGCCCAGAGGTGAGTTTGATATTGTTACTATCTACAACTTCTACGTAATGATGACTGTTGTTTGCCAGCTCTACGATATTGGTATTCCCCGTCATAGTATAATACTTGACTACGTCGTTATTCACGAAATTGTGTCTAGGTATATTGATTGTGCTGTTAGCTATATCGGTGTTAGCATTGAAAGAAACATCAAATGATCTTGGGTTGCTTTGGATGGTCAGCACGTTGTTAGAATAAGAAGAAACGTAATAGTAGCCGTTCGGTCCAAAGATCATTTCTGGCCCAGAAAGATATATCTGATTCCCGACATCAAGGTCTTGCCCTGCAATTGTGATCGTGCCGTTAGATATAGCATTACTGTATACCGTATTTGTAATCACGTTAGATTCGTTTGTGTTCGCAGAGGTGTCTAAAATATTATCGTTCAAAGACTCGAGCAATACGCTACCGAAAAATCTTGTTCCTGCAGTATGCATCACCTTTTTGAACATATCTTTATATTTGTTCAAAGGCATTTTAGACATGATATCATATGAATATTCTTGGTAGTAATCACCATCATGAATTTTCGATAGTCCAGACAAGAATCCTTTCGATGTTCTGTAATATCCAGCACCAGTTCCTAATCCACTAACAATAGATTTGATGGATCCAGTTCTAGTCTTATCTTCTGATAGAAAGATCATTGCTTCGCCGTTCGAATAACCAAGGCCAGAATCAATGATTTCTAAATTGGTGACAGATCCATTGGCAATGACGACGTTCGCATCAACCATCGCATTTAATCCAATAGGTAACGTATGCAAATCTTCTTCGATAGTTACCAATTTTGCTGTTGTGCCCGATGATCCACCATACAAAGTAGTATTAGAAGCAAAGTTATTTTCAAATTGTATTCTTTTCAACTCTAAGTATGTGGAATTTGCTTCTTTTACTATTCCTTTGGCGGTTATAGGTGCAGATGTTGCTGAGACGACAGAGGTGTTAGATGTAAACGATACGTTGATATAACTTTTCACATTTGCGCCAGCACTAAATGTTCCAGTTATATCATATACCGTGATTGTTGAAGTGCCTGTGTTAATTGACGATATTATGCCAGTTGCCGCATTGGCTCCTTGGTATACTCTTTCACCCACAACCAACCCTGTCACGCTGTCGATTGTAATGTCGTTTTCTGTGCGTGATGTGGTTTGAGTAACAAGTTCCCCTACGGTGAAGCTACCAGTAGTGTTGGATATAGTTGCTTTGTAATCTTTCTTATCGAATGCAGACACGTAAGGTTGAAATGCCAACACGTATGGATCAATATTATAATCGGCTCCTGGATTGATCGAGGTTAGAGAATTGATCGTTCCGATGTTTGCATTTGCGAATGTCATTAACGATAGAAGAATGCTGCTAGAATTTCCGGTAGGATTGGCAGGAAATCCATATGCAGTAGCATTTAACGCAATCGATGAATATGCGACATTCGAAGCATTATTTCCTCCTATGAGATCGGTATTGATTCTTATTGTTTCTGGATTAATCAACGACCCGACTTTGAATGCTGCTGCCGAACCAGTGCTTATAGACATTACATTAACCTTGGTTCCTGTTGTTGCTGAATAAATGAATGCACTCGCAGTGCTGGTGAAATCTCCATCTTCTAAATAAACACCTAATGTCAAATTCATAGACGTTAATGTATATGTCGACGTTTTGTTCTTGATCTTCAATGTTCTAGAAGTTTTGAAATTACCTTCTAGACTTGATACATCCAGCTGCTTAGTATAGACTGTATCTACGACAGCATTAGCAGTTTCTGCACCATATGAATCGGTTTGATATATCACGTCGCCGATTGAAATGTCAATTGTATTATCTACCAATAATGATGCACTCGTTGGAAGGCCCATGATTCCAGCCAGTGTATTGTTAGACGTGACTGTGCCAACGACTGCATTTACGTTAGTGTTTGACAATGAAATTATTGTGTTACCTGTGGAAAAGGTAGCTAAATTATCAATCGTTAGCTTTAGAGTTCCGGCTGTAGTATTTGATATTTCATTTGTTATGATAGAACCAAAAGCAACATTGGTAGTAGAGTTACCAATTCTAATGGAAGAGCCTTCTATCCACGCAGACGAATTGCTGACTCCAGTATAAGTAATGTCCACTAATGGTTGATAGATTGACTCAAAGTATTTGAATGGTGTATCATAATCTGCCGTGATCAAATCTAAATTAGCACCAGTTCCCGAACTGCTGCCTCCTGTCGAATTTGCTATAGTATAGGTTGCGTTACTTCCAGTGAAACCATTTCCGGGATTATCAACAGCAATGCTTACTATACCCCCAGTCGAATTAGTAGACAAAGCAATAACCGCATTTTGATATAAAGATGTTGCAATTATTTTGTCTGAGTTGCTATATCCTGTCCCGCCATTATTGATAACGACAGATGAAACGTAATTTGAAGTTTGCACGTTGGCCAAGGTCAAAACATGCTCAGAAACTATGGATTGTGTTCTAGTTTTTAGCTCATCTACTGTCAAAGTAGAATCATCAGAAATCGTATAACCGAACCCTCCTTCGACCAACTCAAAATCGATCACACCAGATTTGTTATCAATCGAAGATACCCTAGCCAATCCGCCTTGTCCGGTAGAACCAGTGAAAGACACGATATCGCCTACCGAGAACAATTTTCCGCCAGTGACTATTTCTACTGATGTCAAAGAACCAAGAACGAAAGGAGAATCTTTATATGTTTTGTCTGAGATCAACAATTCTCTGTTAACAAAATCTCCAGATATGTTTGAGAGGTAAAGAACATGAACAAATCCAGAATTGACCCGACGTTTGATATACTTTTCAACAAAAGCCTTTGCTCCAGAAGTGGATCCAGAGATTTGCTTTCCTATTAAATCTACCGCTCTAGATTCGGAACTTACTGATATTTCCAGGTAATGTGGCTTAATCCATTCTCCAGCAGACAAATTGAAAAGATCTTCGCCTGGATAATATACTGTGGTATTCACCCCATACATCAATCTGAAGAATAGATCGATTGATCTGGCTGTTCCCTTGGATCTATACAAATCTAAAGAATTCTTAACCAATAGTCTCTTATTTGAGACAACATCGAATTCGATGTTGTAAAGATATTTCTCTTTGAAGTGAGATATGAACAATTCCATAGTGGTGTCTATATCTCTTAGGTTCGTTAGATTCCTTGCCAAGAAAAGGGCGCCCAATCTTTTGGTTGCGCCACCTTTCTTCACGTAAGTGACCTCCCCGGTTTCATTTACCAAAGGCTCATATGAATTACAAATTGTTTGACATTTGAATGTGTCTAATCCATTCACTAATACCAGAATGTCGTTGTTTTCTATCACAATGACTGTGCCGGTAGTAGTTCCCTGTGTGACAGTTTGACCAACTTCAAATATAGTAGCATCTTCGACATTAAGAAGTTGATGATTATTCTCCAACCATTCATAATAGGCTTCCATGAATGTAATGAAGTCAGGCCCTTCTTCCAAATAGAATTTTGGAAATTGACTCTTGATTAACGGAGAAATGTTTTGTTCTATATTCTTCATCTAGTTGGGGTCACCGTTACGTGAATGTCTTCTTGCGTAATATTTAGTATGACGTTATTAATAGTAGAGATGTCTTTATTGCTAGGCACAACTTCTAGTTTTATACCAGAACCAGAATATGATTCGATTTTCAACCCTGAGATCTGGATCAAACCAGTAGAATAATTTATGGTCCCGATATCATCTATCAAAAGCCCTGTCAAAGAAGACACGACAGATACTATTCCCTTCTTATCTTTCAACATTGCCTTTTGCCCCTCATATACAAATTCCGTAGAGGCAAGAGTATATCCATAATCATCCACGCCCGATTCTAACAAAGGAATGTCGAATTTTACGTCGAATGTTTTTGGCGTTCCAATATCAGGTGTTATTATCTTAATTGCTTTGATAGTAGTTTCGTTTGAAAGTATCGATGTTTGACTGTTATCAATATCTTTCGCCAGTTTAGAATATCGGAATGTCTTATTGAAATCATTCAAATACGTAGACGCATAATCCAATATAGCAGAAATAACTATTGCCTTGATATCGTTGACTGTCAACCCTGTTGAAGTAATATCATACTTGATATCTGAATATACACTAAGGTATGTATATTCCGGATCCACAAAGACCGGATCTATTGAGACCGGCGATCTAGGCTTCAAGTATCGATAGTATTCGATCTTTTTGGTTTCAGGTAATCCATCCAATTCATTCAAATCAACAGCAACGTATACTTTACCGAATTGAGGTGGATCAAGATCTTCTCCACCAAACGCAGTGACTGCATTGATCTCCGGAAATTTGATCTTCAACAATGTCTCATAGTCTTCTGTAGTAACAGCTCTTTCTTGAGCAGCAAAATGTTTAGGTGCATTGAATTTGATTGATTCAATGCTTTCACTGACAGCACCTGCTGTTGCAGATGTTATCGTTCTAACTGCGATTTTAGATTCTCCATCTATGGTTCCGTCTGAAATGAACGTATTGCAACCATTGGGAAGTTCGCCATTACAAATTCTATATTCGACAATAATTGTCGAATTGTCTTTTGGTTTTCTCCCCGAAACACCGTCTCCGAAGATTATCTCATATGAACCGCTATTGGCACCCTGAACAAAGAATACTTTAGAGGTCGAATTTAGATCGAACAACGAAATTGCTCTTGTGAAAGTAGTTACTGATGCACCACCGTCTTCAATGACTGTAACAGTAATGCTAGATGAATCAATGTTTTTGTTGCTTAGGGTAAAAGAAGTGGTTGTGGAGTTATAAACGAACGCATCTGAGACATAATATCCTTCATATAAAGTAATGTTCGATCCTAAGAAAGAAATTGTGCCATTGCTTATATTATAATCGGTTAAGAGACTAATATCTCCTGTAGTAAAAGTGTAACTCTTTGTCCCAAAATTGCTAGAAAACGTAGATCCTTTAGGTATTACTATCGATCTTTTATCTGTATCGTTTGAAGTAATAGTAATATCTACCGTTGCCTCTGCAGATTTGAATGATCTAGGAGTGTAATTTAGATCTTTTGCATGTGATACCACGCTATCTCGAAGCAAAGCGCTATCCATCCACATTTCATTGCCTAACATGTTCAAATAGAACGCATTTTGGAATGTGTTCCGACTAAGCAAATCTAACAATACAGACATATTGGATCCGTCGAAATTATAATCGGCGAATCTTTCTTGTGATTGCAGATAAGTCTTGAGAGTAGATTTAATAGTATCGAAGTCTAATGATGTAAGTGAAATAGATGGTGTATTATTGGCCATTATCTTACTCTAGCTAATGTAACGGTGAAACTTACGGGATCTTGCTTTCCTAAGATCATCAAAGATAGAAACAGATAATAAGCTCCTCTATCATAATCGGATTTGATGTCTAATTTTAATACTTTTGCCCTTGGCTCGTGTTTATCAATGACGTCTATTGCTTCTTTTCTAAGTTCATCTTCGACTATAGAACCCATAGGTTCAAATAATAATCGTTTGATGTTTGAGCATATCGTAGGTTGACAAAATCGTTCAAACTTATCTGTGCTGAATAGATTTCTAATAGACCGAATCACTGCCTTTTCATTTACGTATCTTGTAATGTCTCCAGAAACTGGATGACGGTTTAGATCCGTTAAGAAATCGCTGTAGTATTGCGATTTTACATCTGCGTCTGTAAATCTATCTGCTCTGCTCAAGTCACGATTGCCGTTGGGTTAGAAATTGATGTTGTCGTACCATCTGCATTGACTGCTGCCACTGCCACTGTAATAGCTTTACCTAATTCAGTAGAAGTTAGCGTATATGCATTGGTATTTGCTCCGCTTATATTTATGCCGTCTGCCTTCCATTGGTAATTCAATATAGAAATCAATTCTGTGCTATACCACGAACCTTTATCGGTAGTTAGAATTGATCCTACGGTAGGAGTTCCTGTTATTTCTGGTATTAGAATATTGAGCGGAGGGAATAGAATAATTCCGGAATTTGCGCTTTCCACTGAGGTCAGTTCGCTAAGAGTTTCGGCAGTCACCTTACATCTAAGAACAGAGCCTTGATCATCTGGTTTGATGGCATAAGCATTATCGATGGCTCCGGATATGTCTATTCCGTTTCTTTGCCACTGATACAAAATATCAAACGATGAATTGGCTTCCCACGTTCCATCTGTTACGGTAAGAGTATTGCCTACTGTATTATTTCCGCTTAGGACTGGTAAATCAATATTTGTTGGGTTATCTTGAGCGAATATATTATTCGTGCCAACATCTAAAGATGAAATTGCAGCACTAGAAGTAGAAATTAGCGAATCTAGCGAAGTTGTGTTAATATCTAAAGTTTGTCCAGTAATATCTTCAAACGAGCTTTTGAGTGAATCCAATGAGATTAATGTGTTGTCGATAGAAACAGCGATGTTATCATTTATAATATTCAAATCAGTAATTTGCTCATTTAACAAACTCAGCAATTCTGCTTTCTTTGTTTCAGAGATATCTTGTGTAGAATTTACTCTATCAGAAATTGTCTTCACTACTTTCAAAAGACTGCCGATCAAAGTTTGTGTTTCCGACAATTGCTGAGCAAAGCCAATATTGGCCTTGACTTGAGGGACAGAAAAACCAATAGCCATTTTCTTGGCCCATTTGGTGATTTCGCGTGTATGGCTATTTGGTGGTGGAACTTTAGTTGTTGAAGAAATTTTCGATGATATCTTATCCATTTCTTTTGTGGTTTGGGTTGCTACTTTAGCTATTGCACCCTTTTGGTTCCCCAAAACCTTGAGTGATTCGATATCTTTAATCGTTCCTAATTGAGAAAGGAAGCTGCTTATGAATTGCTCGTTTATCATTCTATACTAACCACACTTCCATTCACGACAGTCACTCTCTGTCCTGTAGTAGTAGAGAACGTGCCTGTTGCTCCGTCACCTTGAGATATGGCTTTGTCAACTGTTAAAGAACCTCCAACTATTGTCACACCACCTGGAGCTTTTAGCTTGATGGCCTCATCTGAAGTAATCGACGCTGCCTTGTTGGCTTTGATATCACATTTTCCATCCACTTGAACATTAGCATTGCCTTTGATATAGACCTCAGAATCACCAGCTACTATATCATATCTATCCTTTGCGGATTTAATTACAACATCTCCTTCTGGACCTATTTCAACATACGATCCACTTTTGTGAAAAATATGAACTCGCTCGTGTTCAGGTGTGTCATCTAATTCAATGACATGCCCCGATCTAGTAGTGATTACTCTGTTGTAGGGATATTCTGCAGCATATGGTGATTTAGGCTCTGATCCTATCTTTTCCTTTTCTAGGATTTGTTTTCCTCTAGCCAGATAAGATAACGAATGTTTGTCGTCTTCCATATCTGGAATAATGGGAATGCACCCCATAATTATCGCGAGTTGTTTTTCGTTTGAATCAAGATAAAATCCAATGATATTCGAACCAATGGCTAAATTTGGAGTATCTCCCACACCTTGGATGCTACCAGATGTATTAGGCATCAATACGTGCGACCAAATCAAGTCGTCAGTAGAAATCTTCTCATCGTGTTCATTCAAAATACGAACTTTGACCCTACCTAACTTAAGAGGATCTTGCACATCTTCAACTATACCTATAAACCAGCGAAACCCCTCTTCGCCCATTTGAGTAATCAAAATAGAACCTTTCCCGAATTGTTTTTATATTTATGTCTTGACATCTTCTTCGAAATCAGTTAAAAGAATGGTATTAGGAGCAAAGAAGGAGATCAAAATGATCGAATATAAAGTAAAGGTATATGATAACGGTGATCGTTACTGGCGCAACCAAGATGGCCAACTCCACCGAGAAGATGGACCGGCGATTGAATGTGCCGATGGAACGAAAGCCTGGTATCGGAATGGAGAACTCCACCGAGAAGATGGTCCGGCGGTTGAATATGCCAATGGAACGAAGGAATGGTATTTGAATGGAGAACTCCACCGAGAAGATGGTCCGGCGGTTGAATATGCCAATGGAACGAAGGAATGGTATTTGAATGGAGAACTCCACCGAGAAGATGGTCCGGCGGTTGAATATGCCAATGGAACGAAGGAATGGTATTTGAATGGAG